ATGCTGGGACGATGGCGCATACTGCTGGTGGTTTCCTTAGTCGTGGCATTACGTTACGTGGTGGCAACTACTCATTTAATCCAATGGAGTGGAAGCACGTAGATACTACTGGAGATGATCTACGTAAAGGTATTGTTCCTTTGCCAGTACGTGAGCCTTCACAAGTTATGTTCACACTACTGAATCTCTTGATTAACTATGGCGAACGTATAGGTGGCTCTGTAGATATTCTTTCAGGTCAAAACCCTGGACAGAATACTCCTGCTGAAACTACTCGTACTATGGCTGAGCAAGGAATGAAGATCTTTAACGGCATCTTCAAACGTACTCACCGTAGTTTGAAACAAGAGTTCCGCAAACTCTATCGTTTAAACCAGATATTTGTTAGTGAAAACACACCATACGTATCTGGTGCAAATGGTACTGGTATGGTCTTAGCTTCTGATTACGAGGGTCCAGTAACTGATGTTATGCCTACTTCTGATCCAAGCATCACATCTGATGCACAACGTATAAACCAAGCCTCTGCTATTGCTGCCCGTGTTGCTGCTACCCCAGGTTTGTACAACAGATACGAAGCTGAGTACACATTCCTCAAAGCAATGAGAGTCACTAACATTGACAAGTTGCTACCTGATCCAAGTGGTCCTAATGCTATACAGCCACCGCCTAATCCAAAACTTCAGATAGAACAGATGAAGCTACAGGCTAAACAAGCTTCTGATCAATTAACTATGAAGATAGCTCTGCTCAAACTAATGAGTGAAGCAGAACTAAATCAAGCACAGATACAAAAGCTAGAAGCAGAAGTAGAAGAAATCAAGATTGGTATTGTTACTGAAGGCGAAAGAATGCGTATTCAGGAAATTAATATGCAAATTGGTTTACAAAGAGAACGTAGAGAAGGTGTTATGAATGCTATCAAGACTATGAATGTTGCCTTTGACAAGATGGTAGCAGGTAGTCAAGAAGATTTAGGTCAGTTCAATGTGGAGATGCCGCAACTACCTCAGTAAGGTTTTTTAAGGAGAGAGAATGGAAATAGTAAGTTCCGATAACTTTGATGAGTGGAAACATCATCCAGTAACTAAACGTCTGCTAAGGATGCTTAGTGATGACCGTGAGACTATGAAAGAAGGACTTGTCAACAATGCGTTTGACGATGAGCAAGAGGTTAAAGGTAGATGTCGAGCAATCGCAATTATCCTTAGCTTAGAGTATGAAGATCTATTTGAAGTAAAGAGAGAAACAAATGAGCAATGAGAGTGGTATTAATCCTGTAGGTTGGCGGGTGCTTATCAAGCCCCAAGAAGTAAAGGAAGTCTCCGAAGGGGGAATTATCCTAACAACAGAGGTAACCAAAGACCGAGAGCAGATGGGTAATACCACTGGTGTCGTGATTGCTATGGGTGACCAATGTTATGCCGATGAACCTGCACCTTGGTGTGGAGTTGGGGATAAGGTAATCTTTGCTAAGTATGCAGGTTTGTTGTACTTGGGTAAAGATGGATTTAAATATCGAATGGTTAACGACAAGGACATCACAGGCACGTTAGACGCTGACGTAGATCTAGTTGATCCTTACCTAGCTAAAACATAAGTTGACATTCTTTAAAATATAGGAGTAAGATATGAGTGAAGAAAATGTTACTAGTAACGAAATAGCTCCAGAGATACGCCAAGAGGCTGAATCTCAAGGGTGGGTTCCAAAAGAAAGGTTTCGTGGAAACGAGACTGATTGGGTTGATGCTGATGTATTTGTGAAGCGTGGTCGAGAGATCCTTCCTATTCTGCGTAAGAATAATGAGAACCTCATCAAAGACTTACAGTCAACCAAAGAGCAACTTAAAGAGTTTCGTGAAGCAGCAGAAGAGTTTAAGAGATTCCAGAAAGATGCTTATGAACGTAAAGCTCAAGACTATGAGTTACGTATCCAAGCAATAAAAGAAAGCCGTGCTCAAGCAATTAGCGATGGGGACGGACAGAAAGTCAATGCTTTAGATGATGCCCTAGATCAAGCTAAAGATGAACTCAAGGATGCTAAGCAAGCAGTTAAAGATGCTGACAAGACACCGATTAGTGCTGCCCCAGCAAGTCAAGAAATTGATCCAGGACTACAACAGTGGTTGGATAAAAACTCTTGGTTTGGGCAAGACAAGCGGATGACTGGCATGGTTAACGGTATTGGTGAAAGCCTTCGATTAGAGTTCCCTTTGCTTAAAGGACAGGCATTTTTAAATAAGCTTGATGAAGTGTTAGCAGAAGAGTTTCCAAATAAGTTTGGGGAAAAGAAAAGCCCATCTAGTCGAGTGGAATCTGGTTCAGGTAGAGCAGGTCGTGGTAACAGCAGCAATGCTCCCTCCTATGACAATCTCCCCTCTGAAGCCAAAGCTGCATGTGATCGGTTTGTTAAGCAAAAGCTTATGACTCGTGAACAGTATGTAGCTGATTTTGACTGGAATTGATTTAATAACTTGAAAGGAAATTGATATGCCCCGCGCACTAAATGAGTTTGAAAAACGTGATCGCTTAGTAGCTAAGATAGAAGAACGTAAGACAGCAGAGTCTGCTCCTACACCAGCACTAAACGGTACAACTCGTAAAAAACGTAACGTGTTTAACGGCACGGAAGCTAAGATAAGTGTCCAACAACAGATAGATGGTTATCACCTACATGTCTTTACAGACAAAGGTGGACGCATACAATCAGCTATGGATAATGGCTATGAGTTTGTAAGACCAGATGAAGTTGGAGGCGTGAGTGAGAATGTGGTTAGCCGTAATGGTGACCTCGGAGAAAGAATTAGGTATCTTGTAAATCCCCGTGCTGAAGGTACGGAGCAATACGGTTATCTAATGAAGATTCGGCAAGAATGGCATGAGGAAGATCAAACCGAACTTCAGGCTAAAAACAATCTTATTGACGCTGCTATTCGTAAGGGTAAGATCACTGGAGACAATCCATCGTTCTATACCCCTAGGGACGGCATCAAACTTAACTAACGTTTTAAAGGAGTCTTAAATGGCTAACGTAAATAAAGCCAACGGGTTTAGTCCTGTTGGTAACTTGCTAGGTGGCAAGTGGAATGAGCAGGGTCGGCTCTATGCTATTCCTGTTGCTGACACTACCAATAGCTATGCAATCGGTGATTGTGTGATGTCTAGATCTGGTTCGGACACCACTGGTATTCGTAACATCCAAAAATGGGGTGGTGCAACTACTACTTCTGCTTTGCCTCTAGGTATTATCGTAGGCATTCGTGTTGCTGATCCAGGTGTAAGCTTGGTTGGTAACTCTTTGTCTTTAGAGAAGACATTTATTGCTGCTGGTACTCGTACTAATGTGCGTTATGTCTATGTTGTGGATGATCCTTTCGTCTTGTTCGAAGCTCAATTTGATAGCACTGGTGCTACTCAAGCTCAGCTTTCTATGAACGCTGCTGTGACCATCTCCGCTGCTAATCAAACATCTTTGGCTAATAGTGTGCCTTTCTCTGACATGGTTCTTACTGGACCAGCAGTTACGGCTACTCTGCCAATCCGCATGTTAGGTGCTGTACAACGTGGTGACAATGAAGTAACTAGCGCAGCTAGTCCTTATGTCCGTGTGTTGTGCAAATTTAACTACCACGAATACGGTACTATCGGCTCTGCTTCTGGCACTGTCGTTAACTACCTTGCAGTCTAATTAAGGAGATTAAATCATGGCTGGAGTAATTACAACCGCATCGCATCCCAAAGCACTATGGCCTGGTATCAAGGCTTGGTGGGGACAAACCTATAACGAGCACCCAGAAGAGTACGTAGACTTGTTCGATAAGGACACTTCTACTATGAACTACGAAGAAGACGTTCAATTGTCTGGCTTCGGTCTAGTGCCAGTTAAGTCTGAAGGCGCAGGTACTGCCTATGACTCTGAGATCCAAGGCTTCACAACTCGCTATACACACGTTGCATACGCAATGGGTTATATCGTGACTAAGGAAGAAATGGATGACAACTTGTATGAGCAAGTATCCAAGAAACGTGCTGCTGCATTGGCTTTATCTTTCCGTCAAACGAAAGAAAACATTGCTGCTAACGTGTACAACCGTGCTTTTAACAGCTCATATTTAGGTGGTGATGGTGTAGCTTTATGCTCTACTGCCCACCCAAATACTTCGGGTGGTACATTCTCTAACAAGCCAGCAGTTGATGTTGACTTGTCTGAGGCTTCTTTGGAAGATGCAGTGATTGCAATCATGGGCTTTACAAATGACCGTGGTCTGTTAGTCGCTATTCAACCAAACAGCTTGCACATTGCTCGTCAAGAAGTGTTTAATGCTCAACGCATTTTACAAACTGAGTACCAACCAGGTAACGCCAATAACGACATCAACGTCATTAAATCTGGCAACTACATCCCTGGTGGTTTCAAAGTGAACCACTACTTCACAAGCCCACATGCTTGGTTTATCCGCAACACTATTCCTGGTGGTACTGGTTTGAAGTACTATGAGCGTATGGCTGTTACGTTTGATCAAGATAATGACTTCGATACTATGAACGTTAAAGCCAAAGGCTACGAGCGTTATAGCTTCGGATGGTCTGATCCACGCGCTTTATTTGGATCTAATGGTCCTTAATTGTTATTAGTAACACCCCCCTCCCATAAAGAGGGGGTTCTTTTTATAAAGGAAACTTATCATGGCTTATGGTTTACAAAAAAAGAGAATGATGCCAGCATCAGCAGCACCTAAAAAAATGGCTCCTGCTAAGAAGATGATGGGATCAAAGATGATGGCTGCTAAGAAGATGGCTCCAAAAGCATCTATGTCTAAAAAGAAAATGTAAAGTAAAATTTAATCTCCAATGACGCTCTAGAAATAGAGCGTTGTTTTAAACAACGTCAAAGGAATATTTATCATGGCTTCTCCTACCCGTTTCCCCGCTGGTGTATCAACACAAGCAATTGGTTCTACATTAGGTCAATTTCCCCTTCCAGATCCTACAGACATCTCTTTAGATTTTGAAGATTTTTTTCAGTATGTTGCTGCTGACTTCACTGTAACTAACACTACATCCCATCAAACTATTGGTTTAGTTGTCGGTAATGGTGGAATAATTTCTACAGTTGGTGGTGGTTCTAGTGTTACTGCTGACATTGGTGCTATTCAAAATAATCCACTTAATTTCAACATTGCTACCAACACAATCACTGCTACTGCTCCTCCTACTCAAGTAGCTTGGTTCTACACTGCATTTAAAGCTACTACTGCTGCTAATGATCAACTATTAGTTGGTATAGCTGCTTCTATTGCTGCTCTTACTCCTACTGATGGCATCTACTTCAACAAGGCTGCTGGTTCTTCAGCAATTACTTTTGTTGTTCGTAAAGGTAGTGCTTCATTAGCTGCTACTGCTTACTCAACTGCTACTACAACTGTTGCTACTCTTGTTAGTGGTACTTTTATTAAACTTGGTTGGTACTACGATGGTAGAGGCAACATTGATGTTTTTGTAAATGATGCAAAAGTTTGTTCTGTTGATGTAGGCATTTCTACTGGTATTACAGCTGCTACATTCCCCAATGCTACAAACATGGGTGCAGGTTTTGGTTGTAAAGCTGCTGCTACTGCACCTACTACTGCGGATATGATTGTTGACTTTATGCTATCTGCCCAAACTCGTGCCTATTAATTAGGAGAGTCACATGGCTAATGCATTTACAACTCAAATCCTTGAAGAAGGACCACGCAACGTATCTGTAAAACTGGTAGGAATACTAGACACAGGTAACCTAGCTTCTACTGCTGCTCTTGCAATGTCCAGTATCAACCAAGGTGGTATTGGTCCAACTCCAGAGCAAGTAAGGATAGATCACATTGAATATGTCATTGGTTCTCAACTAGGAGTACAACTATTGTGGGATGCTACAACTGATGTTGTAGCTGTTCCTTTAGTTGGATCTGGACTCTCTTTTCTAAGAGAGTTAGGTGGACTAACTAACAACTCAGGAACTGGTAAAACAGGGACTATCAACATTCTGACTACAGGTTATACATCTGGTACACAGACATTTCTTGTCATCTTAAGACTTGTTAAACAAGGTGCAAATCTGTAATGGATTTACAAACTTTGCTTAACATAGGCTTAGGTTTAGCATCCAGTGTTACAGGTTGGTTTGCTAGAGAATTGTGGTCTGCTGTCAAAGAGCTTAAGAGTGATCTTGCTAAGTTGAGAGAAGATCTTCCCAAAGAGTACGTTGTTAAAGATGACTATCGGGAAGACATTCGAGAACTTAAAAAGATGATTGAAAAGATCTTTGACAAGCTAGACAATAAATCTGATAGGGTATAACTGTGTCTTACAAATCCAACTGGGACAACGGTGGTTGGAAAGTTGTTTGTGATTCTTGTGGTCGTGTGTTTAAAAACAACGAGCTACAACTTCGTTGGGATGGGTTGATGGTTTGTAGTGGTGACTGGGAAATCAGACAACCACAAGACTTTGTACATGGAGTAGCTGACATACAAGCTCCTCCTTTTACTAGACCAGAATCATCAGATTCCTTTATCCCAATTAATTACACTCAACAGCCTAACGAGACTATTGATGTAACTGAAGTTCTAGCAAAGATATTTATTAGAGCAGCAGAGAGTGAGAGTGTTACTGTCTCTGAGTCAGTTTCATTGGAGGCTAACAATACTAATGCAGAAAGTGTTTCTATTTCTGAATCAGTTACTAGTCTTTTAATCTCATCATCAGCAATCAATGGCTCAGCAATTAATTCTTTAGGGATAAATTAAAATGAATGAAACAATTAATTTAAAAGGTGAGATAGAAATCCTACTAAATGACAAAATAGTCTTAGAAAAAAAGAATGTAATTGTTCAAGTAGGAAAGAACTTCTTAGCCTCTGCCATTATTAGTAGCAGTACATCTCCTTTTATTGCTATAGCAATAGGTACTAACAGTACTCCTGCTGGAGTAGGTGATACAACTCTTGGAACTGAACTAATACGTGCTGCGTACACTACCTCTAGTGTTGCTGCAAATATTGTGAGTTTGTCTAAGACATTTGCTGCTGGTGTAGGTACAGGTACTATTACTGAAGCAGGTATCTTTAACAACGCTACATCTGGTGGAACTATGCTGTCACATGTGGTGTTTAGTGCTATTGGTAAAGGTGCTAATGATTCTTTGACAATTAATTGGACTATCACTGTTGGTTAATAGGGAATTATTATGGCTATAAAGTTCACCAACAATGCAACATCTACCCTAGCATCAGGCATTGCTAGTGGTGATGTTAGTCTTACTGTGTCTACTGGACAAGGTGCTTTGTTTCCTACCCTAGGTGGTGGTGACTATTTCTATTGCACACTATCTAATGTAGCTAACACAATTGAGATTGTTAAAGTAACTGCTAGGTCTACTGATACATTCACTATTGTTCGTGCTCAAGACAACACTACGGCTAGTGCATTTGTTACTGGAGATAAAGTAGAACTACGTTTAGTAGCTGCTGTTCTTAGTAACACGGCAATACTAGATCAGACTAATGTTTTCTCAGCAGCTCAAACAGTTAATATCAATGGAACAGTGGGTGCTACTACTCCTGCTGTTGCAACAGTCACTACTCTTACTGCATCAGCTGATTCATCATTTACTTCAACTGGTGCATTAAGCATCAGCAAGGGTACGACTGGTCAACGACCAACCCCAGCAAGTGGAATGCTTCGCTTTAACACTACATCAGTAGAGTTTGAGGGATACAACGGTACTGCTTGGGCAGGTGTAGGTGGTGCAAGCCTAAGTAATGACACCAGTACAGCGAGTAACTTGTTTCCATTGTTTGCAAACGCTACATCAGGAACAGCATCCACCCTGTTTACAGGCAACGCTAAGTTGCTATACAAACCAAGTACAGGTGAACTACAAGCATCAGTTCCAGTTGCACTAAATGGTATTGTGGTTAACAGTCAAACAGTTGCTGCAAGCTACACTATTGGAGCAGGATACTCAGGTATGTCTGCTGGTCCCGTTACCGTGGCATCAGGTCAAGCTGTAACTATATCTAGCGGTAGTCGCTGGGTTGTTGTTTAAGGAATACAAATGGCATCAGTAGTAATTTCAGGGGACACATCTGGAGCGATAACCATATCTGCACCTGCTGTAGCAGGTACTAACACGCTTACTCTTCCTGTAGCAACCGATACTCTGGTTGGTAAAACAACTACAGATACTCTGACAAACAAGACCTTAACAAGTCCCACATTGACAACACCAGCACTAGGAACACCAGCAAGCGGTGTTATGACCAATGTGACGGGCATCAATTACGATGGCTTTAAGAACCGCATCATCAATGGTGCGATGGTAATAGACCAGCGTAATGCGGGGGCTAGTGTTACCAACACAACAGGATATGTTTATGGGTTAGATAGATATTCTTTTATCGGCTCATCTGCAAGTAAATTCACCTTCCAACAATCGTCAACTGCTCCAACTGGGTTCGTTAATAGTTATTTGATTACTTCTTCAGCGGCAACATCTTTGGGTGCTTCTGATTATTATTTCATGCGACAAAACATTGAAGGTTTTAATGTTGCAGATTTAGGATGGGGAACTGCATCTGCACAGACAGTAACATTGTCATTCTGGGTTCGCTCCAGTTTGACTGGAACATTTGGCGGTTGTTTAAAAAATTCAGCAGAAAATAGAAGTTACCCATTCAGTTACACAATTTCATCTGCAAACACATTTGAATATAAAACCATAACCATTGCTGGCGATACAACAGGCACATGGCTTACAAACAACGGCACAGGAATAAACCTCACTTTAGGTTTAGGTATTGGCTCAACAAGTAGTGGAACTGCTGGCGCTTGGGCTGGTGCTAATTATTATTCAGCCACAGGCGCAACAAGCGTAGTCGGCACAAACGGAGCAACGCTCTACATCACAGGCGTTCAACTAGAAAAAGGCTCAACAGCAACGAGTTTTGATTACCGCCCTTATGGGACTGAGTTCATGCTATGCCAACGCTACTATCAAAAGTCAGGGTATGGAATGGCTGGCAGAGTAGAAGGCACAACATTAGCAACTTTAAGTGGTAGATATATTGTAGAAATGAGGGCTGCACCCTCTGGAACACTATTAAATGGGGCAAGCGGTATAGCCACATTTGGTGTTTCAACTTATGACATTTCTGCTTTAGCAACATTGGCTAATGGAACTAACGATTACAGGCAAGCAGTTAATTCAAGTGGCATGGTAATAGGAAACATGGTTAACGGATATTCACAAAGTGTTATAGGGTGGAGTGCAGAATTATGATGTATCAACTTTTTAAAAATGACCCAATTTTTGGTAATCCA